TTTTTCTTTTGGGTGCTATTAGTTTAATTTTTTGTGATAAAGCATTATATATTTTATTAGAAATATATGCTTTATCTCCTATTAAAGTAACATCAATATAATTTGGACATTTTAATTTGATTTCATTTAGCGTTATTTGTACATTATTTATTTCATGAACGTGACTTTTTCTTTTGTTAAAATTTTTACTATAATCTAAATGTCTATATGCAAGAGGTAAACCATTATGATCGCTTATAATTGTTATTGGTGTAACATTCTTCTTTTTATATTCATTATTAATATATACATATTCATGTCCATAAAGATTATTCATTTTAACGACATCGATAAAAAGAGTTAGTTTTTTGTGTTTTCTTAATTTTGATAATTTAAAATAATTATCATAAACAAACATTTTAAATGCATCGGTAAAAACATTATCATTTGACCATTTATTAAATTCGTTATAAATCGTTTTATAGTGATATTTATTAGTGTTCTTATTAATTAATTGTAATGATTTCCACTTACAAACATCATTAAGAATTAAATAAAAATTATTAAAATAATATTCAAGAGAATATATTCTTTTTCTAATATTTGGGTATCTTTTTATGAGCCCAATATAAAACATATCTTTTAAAAATATTAAATATTTTATCTTTCATTATAAATAAAAATAATAGAGATGTCTTTATTATTTTTATTTCGCATATATTTACTAATAATGATATATTTTTTATAGTGATCATTAAACGTCTTAAATTTAAATATTCCAATACTAATGTAATTTATTTGTTATATTCGTTAAATGTAAAAAAATATTTATTGAGATTTTCTATCTTATCAACAAATACGCGTTCACCCCATAGGCCAAATTTATATTTAATTTCAAATTCTCTGTCTCCAATTAATCTAGCACTTGTGATAATACCAAAATCATTGGTATCCGCTTTTTTAAATACTCTTAAAGTACGCATATGTTTGGGATCTCTTACTTTAAAAACAAAATCGTCAGCGTATTTAACAAATAAATTCCAAGATCCAAATTCATATCTTCTATTAAGTGAAACTTCGTTTAGTTCTCTATCTACTCTTTCAATATTTCTAGATTCATCATAATATATTGCTCCTGCTAATTGATTTTTTAAATCTAAATATTTTTGTTTATATTTTAGATATTTTTGTTTGTAATCTGATGATGACATTATATATATATTATAATATATTTTTATTATCACACATTTAAAGAAAATTAAATAAATTAATTTAGTAAAACATGGAAATAAATTAATTTTTGTTATTGTCTAGGATAATAATCATATAGAAATATATTTTATATTATTTTGTACAAGAGCGCAAATATAGCCTTGGTAAGTTTCATTATTTAATTAATTATCACAATTATAAGAAATTCAATTGAATTATAACTTGGTGATATTTGATCTTATAAAAATTTGAATTAAATACAAATTGTTGAGATAATTTAATATTTAATCTCATAACAAATTTATAACAAATTTATAACAAAAATATGAGTAATTCATGTCAAATACATATCAAATATATACCGATTCTTAATCATTTACGACATGTTGGATATTATAATCTAAATACCAGAAAAACTATTTATATTTTTTATTGTGAAGATAATAAATACTTTATCACATATGCAAATGCAAATATAAGTAGAAAAACATCTACTGCTGTGGAAAATATAATTCCAGTACCTATACCAATTAATGGAGAAATTGATATAGGTGATCTTCCCATTTCTTTTTTTGTGAATAAAAATTGCCCTGATCTAAATGAATGTGACTTTATAAAAAAACACAAAATAATTGGTATGAAAGAAATAAAAAGTTTAATAATATATGATTTAAAAAAAAATCATCGGGATCATTATCTTCGACTAACTCGACAAATTTCAGATTGTCAAATTGTAAAGCTCTTGGAAATTTATGAAAATACTTTAGATAATCTCATTATAAAATATATGCACAAATATGGTATTGATAACGTTAGAGGAGGATCATTTTCTGGATTAATTTTAAGCAAAGATCAACTCAAACAAATAAATCAAATCAAATATAAATTATTAAAGGAATCTAATCTAGATCAAATTGATGGTGAAACAAATCTAAATTTTGATGATAAAGAGATAAATTTAGATTATAAAGAGATAAATTTAAATTTAACAACTAAATATCTTAATATGGATTTTATTGAGAAAGAGATTATTAAATATAAAACTGAATTAGCTGATTTTAGAACTGAATTGGCTGATGTTAGAGCTGAATTAGCAGAATTTAAAACTAAATTAGCAAAACCAACATCTGATCTAAATAATCTGGATACATTAGATTGAATTATTTTATTTTAGCCAATAAAAATATTGAAAATATTAGTTATATCATACTGAATAAAAATATGATATAACTTAATATAATAATGTCTGCTTTAAATAAATCAATGTCAAACTTATCAAAACCAATGTCAAACTCATCAAAACCAATGTCAAACTCATCAAAACCAATATCAAATAATAGGCGCTGTATAATTTGCATTAGAGGTCATGTCGATACTGGTAAAACCTCTTTTGTTGACAAATTATCGTCACATTCTGCTACTATTGCTAAACGAAATATGACAAGTTCTGAAGCAGGTGGAATTACCCAACAAGTTGGAACAACCACATTTAACAGAGATCATCTAATTCAATTCATTCCGGAAAATCTCAGAGAAAGATTTAATATGGATTTTGTAGCAATTGATACACCAGGTCATACTGATTTTGAAAATATTCGTAGGATTGGATCATCTATTGCTCATATTACTCTAGTGATGATTGATATTTGTAAGGGGATTGATGAAGATACTTTGGCTTTTCTCGAATCCAATATTAAAACTACTTCAGATTATGATCAAACAATTCTTGTCTTAAATAAATTGGACAAAACATATGGTTATGTAGAAATGGATCTTGCAAACAAAGGTCATGCTAATATTAAACGTATTATGGCTAAACAACCAAAAATAGTAACTGAGAAAATCGAAGAATATATTCAACAGGTAGCAATTCAGCTTGCAAAAATTGGTCTTTATGGCGAAGCATATTTTAATAAAAAATGTAGAGATTGTTTAGCAATGATTCCTTGTTCTGCTCTCAAAGGTGATGGTATTCCTGATCTCCTTTTGTATATGTCAAATGCAAAAATGGAATTAGACACATTAACAAAAACTGAAGGAATTGGTTATATTTTGGATAAAAGAGTAGATGATCACATGGGTAAAATAATTATTGGTATCATGAAAGAAGGATCTATATCTTCTACACACTCTATCAAGATCGGATCTAGTATATTTCCTATAAATAACCTGATGAAAACAGTTGGTTATTCCGATTCAAGAGAACACAAATTCGAAAATACAGATTATGTTCCAGATGCAATTAGTTTTTGTTTCAAAGTTGATCCATCATTACATGACTTAATCGAATTAGGTTCGAAATTTTCTTTGAGTACTGAATCAGATTCACATATTGATGATTCAGCTTATGATTTATTAGATGCTAAACGTGCAGCTATTTTATCAGATCACGGTGTTCATATAATTTTACCATCTGAGTCGATGTTGGATGGAGTTCATGAACATTTTAAGCAAAATGAAATACCAATTCAATCATATTCGATTGGTAAAATGTCCAAAGCTGATATAATTAAGTATATAAATAAAAAATGTGTTCTAAGTTCAATACCAGATTATCATCAAAGATATCGTACAATTATGATATGTATTCCAGATATGGTTGAAACCTCAAAATGTTCTGAATTCTTATCTGATTATTTTGAACCAGACAAATTACTAATGTTAAATTCTGCTAATATCAAAATTATAATTGGAGGTACTATATATAAATTATCTACATCATTTGAAGAACATCGTAAACAACACAAGGAAAGAATGATTACAAAATATGGTACTCAGCCAATATTTGAGGCAAATGTAATTCCTGAATTTATATTTAGAACAGAAGATCCAATTATATGTGGAATTAAATTAAAATCGGGCACAATCATTCCAAATACTGAAATATATTCAGCAGATAGATCAAAATATTATGGTAAAGTTAGTAGTATCCAATTAGACAAAAAGGATATTAATGTAGTTTATCCAGATATGGAAGTATGTTTAAGAATAACAGGTGGTAAAGATTGTATAATCAAGGGTCAAAAAGGACAAAAAACTCCTGCAATTGTCTTTCGTAATAAATTAGATTTTGGTCAGGATATATCCGAATTAGTATGTCAAGATATTTTATCAACTAGACCTAAACCATCAGTAGCTAAAAAGGATGTAAATGAAGAATTAGAAGAAAAAGAACTAATACAAAATAAATCAACTAAATCTAATAAAGCTGCAAAATCTGATAAATCTGATAAATCTGCAAAAAGTCCAAAAGAATTAGAAAAGTATTTAAAGAATGAGCAAAAAGTTAGTAAATCAAAAGGAAAAAATAAATAAGTCTGATTTATACAGCTCAAGAAAATACGAATATTTCAAGACAATATTCGTATTTTTGTAGAGATATTAAGTAAATTGTCCAGATTTGTATGGACTTTACTTAATAGCTAGTTTATACAATTTTAGTTTATACAATTTTAGTTTATACAATTTTAGTTTATACAATTTTAGCTTTAGCAATTTTTTGTTTTATTTAATAAAAATTATAAGAGCCAATATATATAAAATGAACGAACCTAACCAAAATACTTATTGTACAAGATATACAAATGAAGATGTTTTTGCATTTTCAGATGTTCATGGAGATTTTCTTGCCTTAATAACTTATTTGCAAGATTGTGCTGGAGTTATTAAATTATCAGATGGTGTTACTTATTCACAGATGTTGGAAAATGTTAAATATAATTATCAAATAACTAATATAGATGCCTCAAATTTAAAAAAAAGTAGTAGTTCTAATATTAGTTCCAATATTCGTTCTAGGATTATTCATTCTAGGACTATTTGTTCTAAAGACGATCTTTATATTAAAAAAAGAAGTAATTCGAATATTCGTTCAACAGATGATCTTTATATAAAAAAAAATCCATCGATTGTTTCAGTAGAATCAGTAGCTATACAATTAAATCAGAAAAATCATTTATTAGATATTATTAATAATGATGAATCAGAATATGATTCAACATATGGTTTTGAATGGTGTGGTGATAAATCATTAGTTGTTATTACTGGAGATATTATTGATAATTATAGAGGAATAGTGACTGTTGAAAGAAACGATATAATTATAAATGAGGAAATAAAAATCATATTATTTTTAAGAAAATTAGCAAGAAAGGCCCAAGAGGTAGGAGGAAATGTAATTACTTTATATGGTAATCATGAATATTATAATGTACATGAACTAGATGGTGTACCAAAGTGGAATAACAATTATATTGATCCTAAATCATTAAATGAAGAATTTGTCTTAGGAATAAAAAGAGACGAATTCTTTAGACAGAATAATTTTAGTTTTTTATTAGATAATTATTATTATAATCAAAATCAATATAAAGATCCAGTACCAATATTTGGCAAAAGGTTAGCAATTTATAAAGTAAATGATATTATTTTTATGCATGGTGGAATGACAGATAAAGTAATCGAATTAATTTATAATAATCTTATTAAAAAAAAATCAATTCTAAGCGTTGATAATTTTATAATTGAAATTAATGATATATTTAATAATATATCAAATCAAGATAATGATGAGAAGAAGATATTATTTGAAGATTCTGAAAATTCTTTATTATGGAATCGCACCTTGGGTGGGAAAAATGATTTTAATCTTTATGAATATGAAACTAAACTATTAAATATTTTCGAACTTTTGTGCTCGTATAATAAATTTTCTGATAAAATTTCTGATAAAATTTCTGATAAAATTTCTGATAAAATATCTGATAAAATATCTGATAAAATCATATCAAATAAATCTGATATGATTTTTGTTATTGGACATTGTTCTCAATATGAATATTTTATACAAACTAATAAAGAAAATTCATCACATAGTCAAATGGACAAATATGATAATCATCATATTATTCATGGAAAGATTATTAGTACAAGTATTGATACAGAATTAAGTAAGAATACAACTAAACCAATTATATTTGGAATTACTACATGCTGTCCTATGAAATGTAATCCAGATATTGGTCAAATATATAAAATAGATATTAGTGCTTCTAGAGCTTTTGATTCAATAATTGTTTCAGCTAAATTAGAATCAGAATATGATAAAATCCTAATAAAAGATCAAGATTCAATTGATAAATTTTTACTAAATATATTAAAAAAACATTATGTATCTAGATTACCTCAAGTTATACATTTTACCTTTTGTAAAAATAAAATAATTTCTAGCAAAATTTGTAGAGCATTATTATCAAATACCCTAATTAGGATGGAAAGAGATAGTTATTTTCCATTTAATAAAAAAGGTAAAGAACTCAAGTTGGATATTAGAGCCATACATTTGCTCAAATATATTGATAATTTTGAATTATAAAAGCTAATTATCTCTTAACCAATAGCTAATAATGAAACATTTCAATAGTTTTTGTAGTTATTGGTACAATCTTAGGTTCATAATTTGGTTTCATTCTTCTTATAACTAAACTATCATTTTGTTTTTTTTTTACGATTATTAAATTTGGCATGTTGTTAGACATATTATGAATTTTACTATAAATAATACCCATTTAATCTTCAATATATATAGAAGATTAAATTATTAAATTATTAAATTATTAAATTTATAATAAATATAATGCAAATACTCCATTATGTTGCAAAAATATTATATTATTATTTATTCTAATTGCTTCATCGTGTGCTTTATTTGATGGATATTTTCTATTTGGATATAAATTTAATGAAAATTTAGCATATTGTTTAAGTAATTCTTGGAATCTCATTTTATCTGTAAAATATTCTAATTCTGATTCTGAATCTGATTCTAACTTAATATAATCAGAATAGATATTAAATGATTTTGATAAAATAATTTTTCCAATCCAATAATAAAAATCATATTTGAAATCTTTTGGCTTAAAATAATAAATATAACAATTTGATTCTGTATTAGATTCAAAATAGTATATAGATATATGTTTAAATTTTAAAAGATCTTTTCTAATTTCCTTAAAATCTAACCATTCATTTCGCTGAATTTCACGAATTGCATTTTCAACCATTGAATATACTTTTGATTTTGATTTTGATTTTGATTTTGATTTTGATTTTGATTTTGATTTTGATTTTGATTTTGATTTTGATTTTGATTTTGATTTTGATTTTGATTTTGATTTTGATTTTGATTTTATATAAATACAAGACGTTTGTTCTATATTTGCATGTACTTCTTGAATTTCTTTATTCATAATAGTCTTAATATATTAAATGAATATATATTAAATCATAAGCTGTCATACTTTTTAATCCATACTTTTTAATCCATACTTTTTAATCCATACTTTTTAATCCATACTTTTTAATCCATACTTTTTAATCCATACTTTTTAATCCATACTTTTTAATCCATACTTTTTAATCCATACTTTTTAATTCATACATTAAATTCAATACAAAAATATCCAAAACAAAAATATCCAAAACAAAAATATCCAAAATAAAAATATCCAACATATTTTACTTAATTTTGCTATAACAAATACTCAGTTATTAAAAATTATGTGCATTTTTCTTTTTTAATCTCTTTATCTACTTCTGCAAAAGTTATATATCTTTTTATATCCTCATCATATAATACCAACAATAAATTATTATAACATTCTGTTATTGATAATACTTTGATACTATCAACCATTTTGCTTTTTGAACTAATCTCTTCATGATATGCTTGTATATTGTATCCAGGTATTTTTGCATTCATATGATGTATATGATGATATTCTATACCCATAAAAAAATATTTTAGTAAATATGGAATTTGTATAAATGATGAGCCTAATAATCCACTATCTTGTTGTGACCATTCATCATTTTTAACTACATATGATGGATTGTATGAATGTTGATTATGAAATAGACAAAAGCCAATAGAACTTGATAATATAAATCCACCTATAAATTTGTATTTGTCTATTCCAAAATTGTATATCATATATAGATACAAACAAAGCAAAACATTATTTATTATATGATCTAAAATTATTCCAAATAAAGATTTTTTAAAAGAATATGGGTGTCTATATTTTTTTACTATATAGATAAATCGCTGATAAATTCCAAAATATATGATTGGAACTATAGTAAAAAAAACTAATGGGTTTTTATATAGCTTATAATATGATTGTTGTTTTTTATTTGATAAAAATTGTTCTTTTGTCAAGAGTATTGTTTCATTGAACCAATAATGTTGTTTGTTTTCTATATTTCCATTTACCAAATGATGTGTATGATGATCTAAAAACCAATTAGGACTAGTAAACATGATTGTTCCCATAATATGAGAGATAATATAATTCAATGTTTTATTTGGAGTATATGAATTATGACAACAATCATGAAATACTACAAAGCTACGCACGAACATTAATGCTAACAAAGGAATAATAAGAATACTAAACCAATTATTTCTAAAATACCAAAGCGAATAAAATAATGAACACATAATAAAAATATGAATTGAAAAATCAATAAATGCATATGTATAAGAGGATTTATATCTCTTAAATATATCAGCTAGATTGATGCGTTCATTAGAAGAGTTTATAATATTAGTCATATATTAAATAACAAATTGATAATGTTTATATACATTCATTTTCATTTTTAACACAAATGCTAATATTTTACTAAATTACATATTATTGAAATATGTTAAAAAAATAATAAACAAGATTATGATACTATTACTGATTTAGTAAAATAGGCCTTTTTAAAATTATCCATTAATAATATCATTAAACATACCAATACACTCATTATAAATTTCTAATAATTCATCTTTTTCAGAATGAGATAATTGTTTTATATATTCTATTTGATGTTTATTTAATTTTCTATAGTTACGAATATCATCCTTTATTAACTCTAGATAATCTATATTAAATCTTTTATCTGGTCTATCATATATTTTATAATAAGATGGAATTATCTGATCGGAATTTGATAAACCATGTGTAGAAGGTGGTGTCCAATCTTTTAATCTATCATCATATTGAATTTCAGGTAAATTAAGTTCTTTTGATAATCTTTTGCATACATTTGTTTTTATTTGATATGATTTGGATTCATTGTATGAATTATTTTCTGGATTATTATCCAAATCATTATCTGATTTGTTTTCTATTTGTGAATTCATATTTATATTTATGTTAGATTCAGATAGTGTTGTCATATTAATACTTAGATTTATATATAAATCATTCTTTGATTTATATATAAATATTTTTTCAAAATTTTTAAATAAGATATTAAATTAAATTAAATAATATGTCTAATCACTTAATATTATAAACTATTATCAATATATATTATGAATGATAATTCATCAGAAGAATGCATTATTTGTTTTAATATTATATTATATCCAAATGATCAAATTATATTAAACTGTTTGCATAAATTATGTGCAGAATGTTATAATCGGATAATAAATGATCAACGATTATTACAAAAATGTCCAATATGTAGACATGATATTTTTGATAATTTAAATAATAGCAACTATATTTCAATGGATAATTTACCAAATCCACCAGATCCAAATACTACAGATCCAAATAATACATATCAAAATCCAGCAAATTCACATCTATTTGTTTTTTATAAAATGGTTATTGCTTTAAAAAATACTTTATTATTTTTATTTGTAGTATCTGTATCTATTTTGTTAGTTATAATGTTAGGAATTATTTCAAAAACAATCTATAAATGATAAACAAATAGATTTAATACCAGATAATTTAACATTATCTGATATAAAATAAATGATAAATATTAAATCTTTTTTAATTCATATTTTATACAGATCTTTTTTATCTATTCAGAAGATTCAGAAGATTCAAAAAATTAGAAAAAATTTAGAATCTGAGACAAAATCTGATAATATTCAGATAGATAAATTAATTGATAATTTTTTTTCAAGAGCTGAACCACATATTGTTAAATTATTTTATTCAATAATTTCTGCCGATAATTCTGGTACTGCAATATATGTATCTATGCAAAAATGGCTTACTCTAACAGAGAATTCTGATATTTTAATTAAATATGATGATTCATCTTTAACTGAAACTAATAATTCAGTCAATGATGAATCATGTTTATTAGTTGAATGTATTGATAATATAAAAAAAGATGCAATTAATTTGCAATTTGAAATTGATTCATATATTTATAAATTTAATTATTCAGATGATCTTTTACCTAATTTAATTGTTTTAATGGAAAAAATATGTTGTTTATTAGATGGTTATGATTCTTGTTCGGCAAATAGTGATAAAATACATGATGAAATTTCACCGTTGATAAAATATTGGTTTAAAAATTGGTGATTCCGCAAATATTTTCTTTATAATTCTTCATTTATAGAAAAATTATAGAAAAATTATAATTCAGAGAAAAAATTGAAATTAAATTTATGAGTTGGATCCATTTATTTCTTCACTATTGTCCGGCGATGTATATGTCTGCGCCTGTGTTCGCACGGCAGGCATATGTGCACGGAACAGGTGTGGAGCTGATACGGCGAGGCGGGTTAAGCCGCTGCTTACTAAAAAGAATGCTCC